CCAAGCCAGTACGAGAGAAGGCTCCGACAGATCTCGGCGGACTCGCCAAGAGCGTGCGCGGCCGTCGCTCGCGCATCACTCGTCCAGGCGCAATCGTCGGACCTGTGGCTGGGAAAAAGTACGCTTGGTATGCGTGGTTCGTAGTCAAGGGAACCAAGCCGCACACCATCCCTAAGGTGACTGCCGCCAACCTATTCTCTGACCGCAAGTTCATCGAGCACCCAGGAACTCGTGGCAGCAACTTCGTCATCGAGGCCGTAGAGGCTAATATTCAAGTAGCAAAGGATGCGATGTCTAAGACCATCGTGCTCTTGCTGAACGACGAGGCGATGCGCGCCAAGGTGCTCGGTCTAGAGATCGAGTATGCAAACGGCACGGCGACAAAGTTCCAAGCAGAACAAGCGCTGCGCCAGTGGAACAAGCCAGACTTTGTCGGACCACTCACGCCACTCCAGGCTGAAGGCAAGCGACGCGTGGAAGCCAACGACAAGATCAAGCGCATCGCAGCATCAGCTCGCAATCAACGGCTCAGGCAGGATGCCGCAGTGTTTGGCATCTCCCCAAATATGTCCAACCTTCGCACAGGCTAGGAGTAACCAATGGCGAATGTCGCAGTCAACGCAACGATCAGCGCTCGTGATGCCGCGTCTAAAAACATCAAGACGGTCAACAAGGCACTCGGCGCTCTTGGCAATACTGCCAGCAGGATCGGAGCAGACTTCCGCAAGGTTGGGCTGGGCATCATTGGCGTGGCTGCTGGCGTTGGCGCATTCACTGCATCCGCCATCAAAGATGCCGCTGCCGATGAGGCTGCTACCGCCAAGCTGAACGCGGCGCTCAAGGCGCGTGGTCTTGCAACCGCGTCTGTGCTTGCGGCAGTAGAGAAGCAGATCGCCGCTGGGCAGAAACTCGCGTTCACCGACGATGAGGTCCGCGCATCTATTGAGGCAAGCACACGCTTTACCAAGAACTACTCGCAGGCAACAAAGATCCAAAGTGTTGCAATGGAACTGGCACGCTCCACTGGGATGTCGCTGGAGGAGGCGACGCTCGCAGTTGGTAAGGCGTACCAGGGCAACGGCGGCAAGCTGCTCAAGACACTCGGTATCACTGGCAAGGCGGTAAAGGGTCAGGCAGCGCTCAACGCGATTCTCGGTAAGACAAAGGGCAGCGCAGCAGCCTACGCGGATACGGTCGAAGGGTCGTTCCAGGTCTTGGCTATTGGGGCACAGGAACTCAAAGAGCAGTTCGGAGATGCGTTCCTCCCAGCAGTGACCAAACTGTTCAAGGGGCTGGCTCCTTATATGGAGCGCTTCTCCAGTCTTATCGCTGCTAACACGCCAAAGCTACAGCGCTGGGCCGACATCATCGTCACCAAGATCTTGGACAAGTTGCCGTCGCTCTTTGCAGAGTTCGAGGCGCAGGTTCCAAAGGCGCTCATTACCATCGAGCAGTTCGTTGACAAGATCGGCAGCATCGGCAAGGGCGCTGACGAACTGCTCGGACCTGGCGGTTCGATTACGCTGTTGGTGAGTGGTATTGGCGCTGCGTTCGGAGGACTCAAGGGTGTGATCGCAGCCAACCTTGTGAAAGATGGGATGGACCCATTCACCGCGCTGATCATTGCGAACATCGCCGCGCAGATTCCAGCATCACTTGCCGCAGCCCTCACCAGCACGATTGTCAATCAGGCTATTGCTGCGTACGGCGCGAAGATGGCTGCTGCGACCGTTGCAACAAACGCAATCCCAGGCACCACCCCAGGTGGCGGTGGTGGATTCAATCCAGTTGGGTTCCTTGGAACCGCGTTCGGTTCTGTAGCAGCAACTATCGGCGGACTGTTCGCAGTGCAGCAAGTGCAGAACGCTGCGCAGACGCAAGCGCTTGAGGCATATGCCAAGGGTGAGACTCCACTCTGGCAGAAGCTCATCACGCCGTGGCTCTGGCCAGAACTGTTCAGCAGCGGATCGACTCCAACATCTGGCATCCCAGCATTCTCTGGTGGGACCTCAGACCCAATGACAGCCAAGTACACCAGCAACATCTACATCGGTACTGGCAAGGTTGATACGGTTGTGAGCGAGTCACTCAATCGACTTGGATATCCTAAGCGAGGGCGATAAGTGGCCGCGCCATTCACGCTGATCATCGCAGGAGTCACAGGGGCAGGGGCAGGTGGCGACCTGCTGACACTCCCAGCACCAGCCTCTACCACTACGCCGTATGTCGATCTTGGCAGCCTGAACCTCACACTCTCTGGAGACGGCAACGGTGGGCAGATGTCATTCGATGTGATTGAGGTCAAGACACTCAGCGGCACAACACCCTGGTGGCGCTCTGGCGGTGTCTACGACAACGCGCGAGTGCAGTTCTTTGACAGCCGCTACAGCGCAACCACACCGCTCTTCCTTGGCTACATCACTGGCATTGATGCAAGCCTGCTGGAGAACGGCATCGGCACGCGCGCGAGCGTCAGCGTTTCTGATGCCGACGGTTGGCTCCAGAAGACCATTATCCGCAACGGCAAGACTGGCATCAAGGCGACCTCATTCGTGGACTCGTTCACTCAAGGTGGCGCATCGTCCACTGATCGAGATCACATCAACGCGCTGCTGGCAAAAGTTCACGCACAGGTGAACGACTCGACCACGCGCCAGATCCTTGACACTTCCGTCATTAGCGGATCTACGCGCGCACGCTTTGGCGGCACGGAGCGCATCATTGGCAAACAGACTTTCAAGGCGACCACGCTTCAGAGCGCTCTTGACCAGATCGCTGAGGAGGCAGGCGGTTTGGCTGAGGTGCAGTATCGGTACTGGATTGATGGCGATGGCCGTCTCAACTACGCGCCAAAGGAAGTAGCTCCAACATATGCAACGGCTCCTGCTGAGATTGTCATCGATCCGTCCGCCGTTCAGACTGGTAGCACCACTACGCCAACTCGACTACTGGCTCGTGATCTCTCGGTCAACCTTGATCACGACGCTATCGTAAAGGGGATCTTTGTCCAGGCTGACTCAGCACTTGCTCGCTACGACAGCAACCAGACCTTCCCAACTTCTCCGACTAATGACCCATACTTCCGAACTTATAACGGAACCTACAGCCGCAACGGTGCAGGTCAAGCGACGCGCAATGGACCACTTCCGCACGAACTGTTCAGCGCCCCAAAGGTGGTGGCTAAGTCTGACCGTGGCGCAACCATCGGATCGCTCACTCGCGCAACAATGGTTACGCGCGGCAAGCCAGTGCGAAGTGTGTCATTCACCATCGCTGGCGGTAACCTCAGCCAGACCGCTTCGCCTGACTGGTCGTATGGCTATAGCCAAGGCTACCCAGCCGCTGCTGCAACTCCGTATGCGCTTGTCAAGGCGTGGCTCCCAGGGCAGTATGTAAAGATCAACGCACCGTCACTGGACTTGGCGAATATTGTTCTGTATATCCCTACGGTGACAATGCGCTTCGCCCAGGGTGGCGGTACCTATCAGGTGCAATACGACATCGAAGCGGACTACCGACGGCAGTGGCTCAAGGGCCTCAGCGTATTGATTGGAGCGGACTAGCAATGGGTAAGTACGGCACAAACCTAACAGGCTTTGGTGCATATGAAGGCGATGTCAGCGCGGACAATGGCGCGACACTGGTCAGCACCGATAGCGACGGAGAGAAGTCGCAGCTCTTTGGTCCTGCTGCTCTTCGAGAGATCCAGGCTGGTGTTGCCAATGGCGACTTTGAGGTAGTGCCCAACGATGCAACTGGCGCTATTAGCGAAAGCAATCCTTTGCCGTACTTCAGCTTCACGGATAACTCAAGCGGCAGGATTGTGGCGAGCATTGCGGACAGCACGCTCGCGCCTGGGCAGACTGTCCTGCGATTCACACTCACCAACGCAGTCAATGCGGATGAGGTCTACTTCACGCGCTATGTGCCGATCACAACCTCTGAGGCTAGGACTTATGGCAACCAGCCGCGCGTCGCTATTGCAGCGGCAACAGCGTCAGCCAACTATCGGATCACTTGGTCAGCGCAATATGTAATGGCAGACCTATCAACGACGACTGGCACCAGCTCATCATCAAGCCCAACTGGAACGACGATGAATACGGCTGTAAGCGGTGGCACTACTGGCGCTGAATATCAACTGAATCCAAACGGCACTGGCTCTGCTCCAGTGGATGCGGCATATCTCCTACTGAAACTGTCGGTAAACGCAACTGGATCAGTTGCAAGCGCAACACTTGACATTGCAGAAATTCGCATTGACCGATCACAGATCCAATACCTTGTGACAGATCAGTCGATGCCAGATGACTTTGGCCCAGCCTCGCTCTACTTGTATCAGGGCAATCTTTTCTTGAGCAACGGCGGCGTGGTTGGCTCGGAGCCAAGGATCACTCTGGGCGCTGCGTCAGGAGACATCACGATAAACGCAACACCG